CCAGATGATAAACGGCGTAAACTAATCAAAGTGTTAGGTAATGAAAGGCGAATGTTTGAAATTATGAAAGAAAATGTTTATTCTCAATTTAAAGCGATTTTCACGCTTGAAAAATTGAAAGAATGGCAGGAACAGCTTAAACAATTATGTTTAAAAAAACGGTTTTCATTAAAGACGTTTTTGCAAGACGAAAACGTTGAAGACATAGGTAAAATCTATGAGAAATGCTTTGAAGTAAAACGTGAATTTTTTAACATAATTTTTCCCGTTCAAAACACGCTTATTTCACAAAAAGAAGCCGAGGAAAAAGAGGAAAATAACAATAAACACATTAAAACAGATTTCGTAAGTTTGAATCGTATAACGGGTAGTTTGTATCCGACGGAAAAATGTAGTTTATGTGGTGGACAGCCTGTTGAGTGGCAAGTGAATTATCCAGATGGTAAGTGGGCTCTTGTTTGTGATGGGTGTGCTTCTAAACTACGAAAAAACACGGAGGCTTAAAGTTGAAGATGAGGATTTGGGCTACTGAGATTTACAATAGCAAGGCAAAGAAGGGATACAAGCATTACCTCAAGCTTGTAATTCACATCCCATTAGAAGGGGTTGAACAGAAATGAGAAAAAAGAAACTCAAAATTCCAAAAGCCAGCGAGACGGGGTTGAAATGTCCGCTTTGTGGAGGACATACGCTTTGCAGAGATGTTTCACTTGAGGACGGCTGGTATGTTGAAGTTTGTTTAGGTGGGAAACTTCGTTTTGAGGATGGTGAGGAAGTGTATGAGTTTTCTTGTCCGTATTGGTGGGCTGGTTTTCAAAGGAGGGGTTGAACAGAAATGAAAGAGAATTGGGAACATGACTGGGTTGATGAGGAATTTACGGTTAAATGTCATAACTGCGGAAGTATAACCGTTAAACCGAAAGGAAAACATTGGGTTTTCTGTCCACATTGCGGAACTGCTCTTGACATCATGGATAAACATGAGGAGATTCGTTGGTATAAAGGCAGATACAAAGTTAAAGTGATGTTAACAAGCAAAGGCAATTGGAAGGTTGAAGCTTTAGAAGAGATACCGCTTATTCCTTCAAATATTGAATTTGGTTTAGGAAAATCAATTTTTGAGGGAGAAACTTTCGTTACTGTTCCGAGACTTTTATGGAAACATCCGAAAGGAGATGAGTGGAAATGAGTAAGTATCTTTTAAGAGAAATTCTGCTGTTTCTCGGATTACCATTCATACTTACAACAATTTTCTTAATCGCAATTTGGAGAGTGAACAGAAATGGATGAGAATTTTCATGGGTTTTTAAACAAAGAACAAGCAATTAAATTTGCTGAAAGTGGTATTTGGAAATCATGGTCTCCAGAGCAGATAGCAATTTTTCAGTTACAACAGAGACGTCTCTGTATGCCTTTCAATGTTTTTCATAAGGCAGTAGAAAAAGCATTAGGAAGACCTGTATGGACACATGAATTTGCTGAACCTCATAAGTTACTCTTGGAATTGAAAGGAATTAGAAAACAGCCCACTTTTGAAGAAATACTCGCTTCTATTCCAAAAGAGAAGTTGATTCTAATTTTGGATGATGATTCAAGAGATGAGAAAGATAAGTTTTTGAAGAGAGACCTTCCCAAACTGCGTGGTGTGCTTTCACGATTTTTCTACCAACTCGGCTTTTCCGTTAAAGAAGCTAACGAGTTTATCACAGTCATGATTGACGCTTTAAAACTTAAAATGTTGGAGAAAACAGAGGAAAATGCGGGTAATTAAAAAAATAATCCGTTACACGAAACCATCCGACAGTTTCCTCATAGCATTCACAGGCGACTGGCATATTGGACACGTCGGCGTAGAATTTGAATATTTACAGCGGGCTCTCACGTGGATAAGAGAAAACAACGCGTTTTGGGTTGGAATGGGAGACTGGGCTCATGCGATTGTGCCGCATCCAACTGAAAGACGGTTTGACTTTGAAGAGTTAGACCCACAGTTCCTAACACCTGATGAACAATACGGTAAAGTGTATGAGTTGTTGAAGCCTATCCGTAAAACCGGGTTGATGATTTTAACAGGCAACCACGACGATGTTTTACGCCGCCGCCACTATCATGATTTTGTCGACGCGTTAAGCTTGAAACTGAACGTGCCCTATGTGGGAATCAGCGGGTTTTTAAGGCTTGTTTTTAAACGTGGAAGACACAAACAGAAACTAGACGTTTTCGCGCATCACGGCTATTTTGGTGGAAGAACTAAAGCTGGAAAAATAAGACGGGTTACAGACATGGCGGACTTGTTTGACGCTGACGTTTACGCAATGGGGCATGTGCATGAAATAGATCACACAACAAACACAAGATTGTATGTTGACAGCCGACTTAACGTGCAAGAGAAAATTCAACATTTCTTTGTTACAGGCAGTTTCTTACGCGGTTACATTCCGAACTGCAGCACATATGTTGAAAGGGCTATGTTGAAGCCTACACGACTTGGTAGTGTGGCTTTTCGGTTTTGGCCTGAAACACGAAAAATAGAAGTGATGGAGATATGAAAGAGATTTTAAATGCTTCTAAAGAACGGTTTAAACCTAAAAGACGTGAGTTAAAGCCGAAACGTAGAGGAGTTAACTGTGTAAAATGTGAATTTTACGAACAGATACCAGATGAGCCTTGTCTTTGGAAACTCGAAGCCCAACTTGATGCTATTCAACAACATGTTAACATTGCTGTTTCTCTCATGCGAAAAATTACTGCAAAAAGAAGAAAACAGATGAAACTGGAGATGTTTGGAGAAAAGGAAGCGGGAAAATGACGGTTGAAGAGTTGCCAACACTTGTGAAAGGCCATATTCTCGAGAAAGTTACTGAAAACTTCGCTTACGATAACAGGCATATTTACGTAACTGAACTGTTATATTGTCTCCGCAAAGCCTACTACACACGAAAACTCAAAAAACCGTTAACGTTAGAACATGCATGGTATATTTACCGCGGCAACCTATTCGACGACGCGTGGACAAGCCTGTTTCCACAAAATCAGATTCGCTGCACATATCGAATTCCCGACGTTCCCGTTGTAATTGTGGGCCGTGCAGACTTCATTGATGATGACGGTGTAATTGCAGATTTGAAAACTCATGCTAACACGCGGTTTCTGAAAGAACCTAAACTTGAACATGTAAGGCAAGTGTTGTTTTACGCGTGGAGCAACGCGTTGCCGCGGGCCCGCTTATATTATGTGGATTTTATGAATTGTAAACGTTTCGACATTGAAGTAGATGAAGAGGAAATGCGGGAAAACGTTATGTGGCTTGTAGAACGAGCCCACATGTTATATCATAGTTTAGAAACGGATACGCCGCCGCCTCGCGAGGAAGGCTGGCTCTGCAAAACTTGCGAATATAAAGAAGAGTGTGAAGAAAATAAATAGGTGGAAAAGAAAATGTTCATGAGGTGAAGAAAAAGTGAAAGTTAAAATAGCCAAGGCTTCTGAGGGGGGCTTCTATGATTTGAATTCAGAGATAATTGAGGTTAAAGATTGGAATGAGTTGATGGAAATATTATTCAAGAAATATCCTAGGTGGATTTTAAGTAAGAACCCTTTTGAAGATGTTGACTGTGACGCGTTGATGTATGATGATTATGTTGAGTGAAGCGTGAGGGAAATGAATAAGCGGAAATATCGGCGGATGTTCACAACTGAAGAACTGAAATATGCAGCTAAAATACTCAATTTTTTCGCTCCGCCGCCTAAATGTATATGTGGAAGCAGACAATTCAAATTCGGAATATATAATGAGGAATTACATGCTTTCTGTCTGAAATGTAACAAACATTACAGATTTAATCCGAAAATGCGGCGTTGGGTTTCCACTAAAGTTATAATGTATAATATTGATTATAATATTCCTATTTTGGAACATTAAATTTTCCAAATATATTGAGGGAGAGGGTTCGTTTTTGCGGGGGGCGGAGTAACCCACGCCGAGGGTATCGGTGTTTATTAGAAAACTGTTTTAGTAACTGGCTCGTCAGCCCCTCAACGTCTGGTCAAAGCGTTTTCCTCTCCCTTCTCGCGAAGTGTGTGCCCAACGGGGTTCGGTGCCTCCAGAGGAGGAGTCGCCCGTGTTTTAACGGCACACAGCACTTGACCTCTCACTTATAAGTGAAACTTTACATATTTGAAGAGTGAAAGTCTTCACTTGACCTCTGTTAGTTATCACTGCATTTGCAGAACTGTTCGTTAATTACAGAACTTATCTAATATATTGTTAACATCTCAATTCGCAAACTGTTTTTAAACGTCTTGCGACTCCACCAGCAAACATAGAATGTTTTTGTCAATACATGTGATTTGTTGCTGAAAATATACTCCTCAGAAAAACGGACATGTGTTCAGAAAATGAAAGATCCCGTTCGTAAAGCCTTAACAAAAAAACTTGTTTTCAAAGCCGGTGAAGTTGAAGTTCCACCGAGCAAAACGGTTGTGTGGGCTGTTTACTTCAGTATAATCATGGTTTTAATGCTTACAGTTTTAGAGATTGCTTACATGTTTGTTTTTCACAAGTGGAACGCAGAAGTTTTCATGGTTATAAGCGGATTGATAGGCAATGTTACAGGCATTTTTCTTTCGCATAAGTGAGCGTGTTAAAAACTTGTTCATTCATAAATGGAAAGTGAAGAGTATAGGCTCAAACGAATACATTGTTGTCAAAGGCACCGTGATAAACCCTTTAAACCCGGAGAAAAAAGAAAAAGTTGAATTTCTCGTTGACACGGGGGCAAGCGGCTGTGCTATCCCCACGGATTTAGCTCGGAAACTTGAACTGCAACAGATGGGCTACGTGGACGCTGCACTTGCAGATGGAAGCGTGAAACGTGTGAAAGCTACGTATATAGCGGTTGAAATCAACAAAAAGAAAATTTTAACCTGGACGGTTTACGACAAAAATTTCACGCCGATTCTCGGTTTGGATGTTATGCGGGTTATGGGCTTCCACATTGACACGCCTGAAAAAAAGGTTTTAGTGCCTTTGAAAAAGCTGCGGATTAAAAAACTGCGGCTTTCAACGGGTATTCCATACGGTAACGTTCACAATTTCAACGTGAATGTAGGCGGGGGTAGGTGAATTATGGCGAGGAAAAAACGTATAGTAATGATAAATAAAAAACTGAAAAACTTGCTTATTTATTGTCAAATTGAAACTCAAAGTTTACGATTAAAAATAATCCGTGAACTTGAAGAAATCTTCACATATGCAAAACAAATGTTAAAAGCAACACAAGACGAGGCTTGGGCTCGCGTAGCTGCTTACACTGCACAAGTAATTAACAGTCTTGCAAACAGCTTCGACGAAGTAAGATTAAACGAGCAGATGAAGGAGTTGGAAAGGCTTATTGAAATTGCGAAAAAGCGAGTTGGAACGTCTAAAACGGGAACTCCAGTCGCTTGAAAAACAAAAAATAACAATTCCAAAAGATCCTGTGGAGTTTGCTGAGAAACTTTTCAAGTTCACGCCTACGGATTATCAAGCTCGACTTCTCCGCGACCGTAGCAAACGTATCGTTGTTAAGTGGAGTCGGCAAGCAGGAAAAACAACAACAATAGCTTTAAGAGCCATCTGGTTCGCAGTTACACACTCGAAAACTTTAACGCTTATAGTGGCTCCTTCACTGCGTCAAAGCATGATAATGAGTGACCGTGTGCATGACCATTTAGCTTCTCTTCCAAAAAACGTGTTTAAGGCTCTTGTGGAAAAACTGCAACGCACAGTTATAACCTTCCGCAACGGAAGCCGCATCATCGCTTTACCAAACAGTCCACAACTACTCCGCGGCTACACAAGCCACCAGGTAATCTGTGACGAGGCAGCTTTCTTTAAAGATGATGAACTTGTATTTTACAATGTTCTTTATCCTATGCTTGCAACAACCGACGGTGTTTTAATAGCAAGCAGCACTCCGTGGAACACGGATAGTGTGTTTTACAAGTTCTGTCAAAGCCCCGAGTTCAGTAAACATTTCATAACTTGGCGGGATGTTGTTAAAGCTGGGCTTGTCCGTGAAGCGTTTATTAAAGAAATGTATGAGCAGTTGCCGCTTGAACAGTTTGAACGTGAATTTGAAGCAAAATTTGTGGAAGACGTTGACGCTTGGCTTCCGCAAGGCTTAATTGCAAGCTGCATAGATGCGGAGCTTACACCTTACAGTTTCCATGACACGCCCACGGGCACGTTTTATCTGGGCGTTGATTTCGGTAAACATCAAGATTACAGTGTTGTCGTCGTCTGTGAAAAACGCGGTGTCATATTATATATTGTGCATGTGCATCGGTTTCCGTTGGAAACGGAATACGCAAGCGTTATAGGCTACATTAAAAGCCTGCGAGACCGTTGGCAAAGTATCCGAGCAGTTTACGCGGATGTCACTGGAGTCGGCGACTATATTGTGGAAGACATGAAAAGAGCTGGTATTACGAATACAACGGGCATCACTTTCACGGTTAAGTCGAAAGAGGAAATGGCGCAGATTTTAAGGGAAAAAATGCGGAATGGACAGTTGAAAATTCCTTATACTCCTAAACGCACTATGCGAGACATTGACTTACCAAGCGAATTAAACGTGGAAAGATTTGAGTTAAGCAAGACAGGGCATATACAGTTTAATCATCCACAAGGCACACATGACGACGTGTTCTGGGCGACAGCCCTCGCAGTTTACGCAGCTGCAAAAGAAAAGGTTGGCGGGTTGATAGATTTTGGTCATGTTGTTTGAAAAAATAAGAGAAATGTTCAGTGGAAAAAGAAAAGAAGAATCACGTAAGGTTGTTTTAGATCACACAGCAACTTTGATAGCGCGAAGTGTTGACCTGTCAGATTTTGAAATGGCAAAATACGGTGGAATCCGTGAACAGTTAAAAGAAAGCGCTTTAATAGATGGACGGGCCCTACCTAAAGTCGCGACAATTCAAGGGGTTGAAGGAGTTTACCCTGAAGACTACGGAGATTACAACGATTATTATGATGCTTACGCTTACATTCCTTTTGTAGCTCAAGCAGTAAACATTAAACACATGCTTATCTGGCAAAACGGGTTTGACACGGAAAGCAGTAAAACCAGACATAAAAAAGCCGCGGATGAGTTTCTAAAACAGATAAACGCTGACGTTATATTACAAGACGGCACCCTTCACGGTTTATTAACGGGAAACTGTTATTGGCTTGGAGAAAAAACAGGGGAAGGCTGGCAGTTTAAAGTTTTAGACAGTCGCCACGTGATAAAAGCAAACGACGAGAAAAACTTCATTTACATTCCAGAACAAACCAAAGAACCGGAAACACTTCCAGAATTAACTCCAACAGAAAAACGCGGTATCCTACATTTACCTTTCAACAGTTTATCTGGACCTTACGGTGTAAGCAGTCTCAAACGGGTCATTGTAACTATAAAGAGCCTCTTATACATGGAACGTTACATGCCAAAAATAGTCCGGAAACGCGGAGACCCACTTCTCGCAATCAAAATAGACGCGGCAAACCCAGAAGAATTCAAACGCATCAAAAATGAGATAATCCAAAGAAAAGGCTCAGAAGACATATTCCATGATGGAACAGTGGAAATAGAAGAAGTTTACAAAAGCACTCCACGTTTCGGCGTGTATGAAATTGTAAAACATTTCCGCGACAACCTTATCGCTGGTTTAGGCGTTCCAGAAGTGGCTTTAGGCTTCGGCGGAACAACAACGATGGCAACAGCGGAATACCAAGAACGTCTGCTTATAGGTGAATTGAAAAGTTATCAGAGGCAGATTAAACGGTTTGTTGAGCAGAAACTGTTTCCACTAATAGGTATAACAGATGTGAAAATAAATTGGAGACCTATTAAAGGCGAAGACTTAAACGAGTTAAGCAAACGGTATTGTGGGGAAATAGAACACGGGATTTTATCACCTAAATATGCAAGGCAACTGCTCGGTTATCCTGATGAAGCTGGAGAAGGAGCCGTAATCAATCAGAATCTTATTCCCACGGGAGATTTAGGGTTAGAAAAAGAAGGTGAAAAAGAAAATGCCGAGGCATCCTGACTTTGAAAAAATATATAGGGCCTTCATGAAACGGTATTGTGGAAGCCCGGACGAGGAATGTGAAAAAGGCCGTCAAGCCTATTATGCATGGCTTAATAAAATGGGCCTTAACGACACTAAGCCCTACCGTAAACCGCAAGAAAAATTCAATTGGGCTAAATCTGCTTTTCAATATTTAAAACAAGATAAAAACGCTAAATACTACAAGGTTGAGGCCCTCTTTCCCGTTGTAAGCATGAACCGTAATGTTTACACGGAAGAAGAGCTTATACGGGCTGCACGCACACTTATCGGTAAACCCGTAAACTTGAACCATGAAGGCCACACGCTTAAAGGCGTAAAAATCGTTGACGCGGAATATGAAGATGGAGCCGTTGAAGTTTTACTACGCGTTTTAAAGACGGCTGGACGTGGTTTAGGCGTAAACATTTGCGATATGATTGACAAGGGCGAAATATTACATGTCAGTGTTGAAGCATCATGTCGAAACATAAGTTTAGAGCCTGTTGATGGTGAGTTTGGGCGTAAATGTGAAGGTCTTGTTTTCACTGGACTTGCCCTTCTAACTAAAGACGTGTTGCCCGGTGTTCCTCTCACACGTATAGAGCCTGTTGAAAGGCTTGTTGAAAGTTTCACGGTTAAAGAAGGTGAAAAAATGAATGAAAAAGAAAAACAAGAAAAAGAAGAGAGTGAAACAGTGGAAGGAGAAGCCGTTGGAGAAAATGCTGTGGTGGAGACGGAGACAGAAGAAGTGAAAGAGGCGAAGTGGGATACAGCCTACATTAACAGTTTGCCAGACAGTTGCTTTGCTGTGATAGAGCCCGCATACAAGCGTGGAGAAACAAAGGATAAAAGGGCCCGTCATTTGCCGTATAAAGACAAAGATGGAAAAATTGACTTGCCGCATCTACGGAACGCTTTGGCTCGCATGGACCAAATAAAACCTGTTACGGACAGTATAACAGCAGATGAACTGCGAGCACAAGCACGTCGCGTGTTGATTCCGTTAGCTAAGAAGTATTTGCCGAACAGTCAATGGGCTCAGGAGGCGGAGAAAAACGAGGAAGCGGAAGATGGAAAGGTTAAGGCGGAAACTAATGAAGCGGAAAATGACGGGTGTGACAAGGTAAAGGAAAGCTTGGAAATAACTGTTAAAATGTTAAAAGAGCAAATAGAACAGCAAAAAGCGAAAATTCAACAGCTTATCAGTGAAAACCAAACGTTAAAGGAGAAACTGCGGAAGGCTAAACGTTTCAGCCGTATAATAGTGCGAATTTAAAATCCCACTTTTCCTCAGTCCACTTTT